ACTGGTAAAACCGGTGCTACTGGTTACACTGGCTACACTGGATACACGGGTTACACTGGTTACACCGGTTACACCGGTTACACTGGTTATACTGGATACACTGGGCCTACAGGTCCGGGAATATCGTATGCCGGAACTACGGGAGCCTTAATGTATTATGGCGGTTCAGGAGTAGGCATTACGGGAAGTTCTACTTTAACGTATAATCCAAGTACAAGCCAATTAGCTTTTACCGCACCTCCTGCGGCTGGTGCACCGACAGTAACGGGTGCTGGGTCAACTGGTACAACTACGATATCAGGTACTTCTTTTACTTTCTACAAATTCACTGGGGCTGGAACATTTATTCCTAGCGCAAACCAAACTGCCTTCTATTTTGCCGTTGGTGGTGGAGGTGGTGGTGAAGCTTCAACGGGTGGAGGTGGTGGCGCTGGAGGATTGCAGACTAACGATCCCAATATAACCGGAAGCGTACTTGCATCTCAGATCAGTAATCCCGGTGGATTATCGTTAACTTCAGGAACAACGTATACGATTAGTATTGGTGCAGGTGGTACTGGTGGAAATTATGCTGGGCTAAGATCTACTAATGGAACTAATACAACATTTGCAATATCCGGTGGCAGTACACTTGTGACTGCGCTAGGTGGCGGTGCTGGAGGACCACAAATAAATAACGGAAATACACCAGGAGGAGCAGCAGGTGGATGTGGAGGTGGTGCTGGATTAGAGAATAACAGCGGTGCAGGATTTATGTTAGGTGGAGCTGGAAGTCAAGGCTACACTGGCGGATCCGGCGGTAATTATCCTGTTTGGGCGGGTGGTGGTGGTGGTGGCGGTATTGGCGGTCTTGGTGGAAACTCAACGTCAGGCGCACCTAGTGGTAGTGGAGGTATTGGATTAACTTATTTGGGTACGGCGTATGGTGGCGGTGGTGGTGGCTCAAGTAGTGGAACCGCAACATCGGGAGGCGGAGCAGCTACTGTGAATGGTACCGCTGGTACTGGTGGCGGCGGTGGTGCTGGAAACTATCCCGCAGTAGCCGGAAATGGCGGTTCGGGAGTATTTATTATTCTAGTACCTGCTCCAGGAACCCAAAATAACCTTACACTCTCAACTACAACTGGTCTTCTTATTACAGGCGTAGGAATCACCGGGCCTACTGGAACTACTGTTCTGACGTATGATACAACCACAGGAAAAGTATCCTACAATACACTAGCAGGTCCAACAGGTTACACTGGTTACACTGGTTACACTGGTTACACTGGTTACACTGGAGTTACTGGATACACTGGATACACTGGATACACTGGGCCTACAGGGCCGGTAGGAAATCCTGCAATGTTAGTACAGTACAATTCTACAACTACATCAAATCCTGTAACTATAACTACAACACCAACAGCTATTCAGTTTGATACAAACGATAGCACAAATACTATTGGATCAATAGGATTAACCGTATCGGGGTCAGGTTCTATATTTACCAATTCTACAAGTAGCACTCTCTATTTGAACATAGATTATGCTGTACAGATGTATGTTACTGCTTCGGGTATTCTATATTTTACATCTATTGGAAGTAATAACTCAGGTTCCATCGGAACATATTATTACACTAATAGATTGTATGGTTCATCAACTCTCACTCGCAATACAAATTCAACATTATCCGGCTCAGCGGTTATTGCATTACCGGCTGGTGCAAATATATCAATATTTATATCGTCCGGAGTCGCTGGAACTCACAGTTATATAGGTACTCTAATTCCAAATCCTGTATTAACAAGAATTATAATTACCCAACTAATCAACGGACAACAAGGACCTACTGGACCAAATATAGTTGCTGGTCAATCTGCATTCGGAGCAGCATCAGGAGCAATAGTAACGGCAAATTCTCTCCAATTCAGAATGAATCCAGTATCCGGTTCAGTATTCCCACAAGTAAGAGGAAATTCGACAACTCCAATTATTAATTGGTCAGGAACTGCTAGTATAAATTCACTTGGAGCTACTGCGCTTGCGTTTTCAAATGGCGGAACTACTCTAAGTAGTAGTACTTGGACTAACTTTTTTTCAACTAATATGGCTTCAGGTGGAGATAGTGCAATTATCAATATTCAAGATCAAACTAATTCATTCGTTTATCGTGCAACAGTCGTAAGAGGTACTGCAACAGATGCTAGTGGTGGATCAGCATCTATCATTGTAGAAAAATTATTATAAAAATTTTAAGCCCTACAGGCATGTAAGTTCACAATGTTTCCGGAAATAGTGTACGAAAAATAAATACCTAAGAAATGTGACTGGAAAGCAGTAGTCAAAGATGCAATATATGTTCCGGTAAGGTAAAAAATATACTCTTGCATATCCCGCACCTTACCATCAGAGCACGGCGATGGATGAATTAAAGCTACTGATAAAACCTGGTAATCAACTGGAAATCCAGCCGAGGCCCACTGAATCAGGTTCTGCTGAATTCCCGACGTACTGGGATTGATAATGAAATTCATAGAGGTTCTATCCGCATTTTCTGACTCGGTTGTCGTGTCGTGGTACTGTACAAGCTCGTCTAGCGTCATAAGGTACGTGGGACCAGTTGAACCAGGAAGTCCGCCAGAAGGATACATGCCAGTTACGCCAGTAGCTCCCGTCTCTCCAGTATCTCCCATTTTACAATAAACTCGGATAAGAATAATGATATCCCTACTCTGGGTTTTCGTAGGTACGTTAGTAGGTATGTTAATTGTTGCGGTATTCTCGCCTCCTCCTCGTGATGAAAAGGGCGTACCTACTCCCAATTCAAAGCATACGTTCCATACCAATACTGGGTGCGTAAAATTCAAACCGGTTGAAGTTCCATGTGACGGTAAACAAACTTCCCTCAATTTAGTCGCACAACAGTATTAAATAGATGATCGAACGTGTCATCGGGATTTTTCGCAACCAAAAAGCGGTTCCTTTCCTTTCTTTTCTGATTGGAATGGGGATCACGATCATGCTGTTTCATCGTCCTATCCCCGTTCGGCAGGCGCTCTCGGTGTCTCCCACGGAAATTGAAGGACGGGTTGTTCGTCACGGAAACAAGTGCATCAAGTACGTTGCGGAAGATGCGGAATGCGAATTACCAACCTTAAAATAAAGTAAGATGGAGGGCGCTACGGATTTAAGTGATTTACTAGGATCTGCTCCGGTTCAGACTCCTCTTCCTCAGTCCACGACGTTTTCTCCGATTGTGACTGGAGGTACTGATCCGTTCGTAACTAACGGTTTTATGGATGCCCAGCCTCACCGTCCGGCAGCCACTCTCAACAGCTCGTACCAGACGTTCAATACTATTCGGTACGCAGTTAAAAATTTGATGACGTACTTTGGGTTTTTTCTTGCGGCGATGATAATCTCCTTATCTACTCCCCGCTCACTGATTCTACAGTATATCCCTAATACCTATACGTCTGGAGGTGTTCCCTCCTACATGGGCGCTGCGATCCTAGCAGGAGTCGCTGTCGCCATCGCTTACGTTGTGGGTACACTTGGCACCTCCCTGATTTGAACCAGCATAAAGAACCTTGAGTAGACCGTACTTCTTGATACACTTCTCCAGAAACTTGACGCATGAAGCGCAAGGCTTGGAGTACATGATCTCGCTCTGTTTATTGATCCGAACTACCGTCAGAGTACAACCACGAAGTTGTGACACGTCGCCAAGACTTTTCACAACTGCGCGTTCTGCATGTATCGTTTGGTTGGAGTATCCACATCCAAGAGACCGAGAGCCAACCCTATTACGGGCACTGGCAATCTCCTTGCCATGCTTGGTTATCGTCGCATAATGCAGATGGGTGTTCTGAAACACCGGAGTATACTGCATTGTATGGCCTAATCTAAATTACTCAAACTATATTCGTTTTTATCGGTATTAAATAATGGCAGACGATAGTTCTCAACAATGGTACGGATACGCACAGGCGCGTTTGCCTCCCATGGCCGATGCGGTAATAGCTGGAGATATAGCTAAAGTCAATGAGTTGTACAATTCTGCCGATCAGAAATATGGCGCGTTTCTTAAGAGTTACGGCACAAGTTTAGAAAAGGAACTAGTGAAATATCGTGATTCACCCAGAGGTGGCCAGGAATTTCGCGAGGGTATGACGTTTCTACAGTTAGCGAGTTTAAGTGGGAATCCTAAGATGGTACAGTACTTTTTTGACTACAATCTAGTAGCAAAAGATCCGAAAGACACTAGCAAAATTTTTATCGATTACAGGAAACCGCCAAATGTATCCGATGACCCTAAAGCCCATGCGTTTGATAACAAGACTGCACGTGGAATCGCTCAGAAAACGTACGACGAATCTGTTGTAGCCGGTGTTCGCACTGGACCGAATGTAGGTAATGATAACTTTAAAACTATTTACTTATACCTTGAGAGTCAGGGTGCGAGAAAGAGGAACAATGTTGGTAAGGTAGCTAAAGCCGTAGGAAGCACTGCAAAAACAATATTCATTGATATTCCAGTAGCTATATTGAAGGCCGGACTTGGATTTGGCGGAAAGAGGCGCACTCGTAAGCGCCGAGTGACCAAGATGCGAAAGGCGCGCAAGACTCGTAGCCGGCGCTAGTTCGTTTAAAATGTTCGCACCCACTAGAAGTAATGAGTCGGGGTTGGCAAATAGATCCGCCCGCTAGAATTCATACAAATATACTATTTGGTCCCGGAATGTATCTGAATCCAGGTTTCGTCCGGGCCCATAATATCACACATGTCGTAAATTGCGCTTTTGATAAAGATAGTCCGCTATGGTTTCGTACTAAGTACCCCGATAATTATGCGTGTCTTGAAGCCTTGGACAGTACTGATGAAAATATCCTGAAATGGTATCCAAAATTTGAACAGACTATGAATACCTTTTTACGTACTCCCGAATCGGGTAAGATTTATGTCCATTGTCAGTGTGGAGTTAACCGGTCTGGGTTCCTGGCTTTATTGTTTGTGTGTAAGAAGTTCGGGTACTCTTTTGAAATAGCGTCTTCAGCTATCCTGAAACAGCGTCCATGTGCTTTGACAAATTCAGCATATAAGCGCCAAGTAAAATCACATTTAGAACACAATGGCAGACCTCGGGTTGAACTCGCTGTGGAGTGATTTATCAAATGGAGCATCCAATGTCTCAACAGATCTTATGGGGCCAGCATACAGTTATGCAGATCATATCCAACAGCCTGGCGATTTAGGTGTTGGTTCTTCTCCTACATTTGACCAGCTTGGGAAAAATACGAGTGCAGTAGGTACTTATGTAGGCGATATGATTAGCGGTGGTCCATCGGGTAATCAGTTTTTTGTAAATACTGGCGGGACGTGTACTGCTCCCGACGGATCACTGCAGGCTCGGCATAATTATATCAACAATGTCGCATCAGGACTAATTCCTGGTGTCATAGGAGACATTGAAGGTCTCAATCCTATGTTCTTATTGAACTCTTTGACAACTGATTCATCGCCGTCTTGTGCATGTTATCAGTGCCCAGTTTCGTCAGGGGAAGCTTTCAAATTCCTAACTCCTAGTTTATCACCTGACTTTGACCCAAATGTGTGCAAGGTAGTAGACTCATCCAAGTGTCCTCAGGTTTCGGCAACTAGTGAAGGGTTTACGAACCCAGGTACGGTTTTTTCACTTATAGTTGCAGGTGTTGCGGTAGGTGCCATCTTCTTACTCCGCAAATGAGTTTAAGGGAGAGTCAATTCAACAACAATAATGGACAATATCTTTCGGATAAAGCGACAGCGAGACACAACATTGTCTAAGAAGGCAGACGTTGTGTCTGGTACTTTGGATTCGGTTCATCAATCAATTGTGACGGGAATACGTGATGAAACCACCAATATTTGCGAGTTACGTGCTCATGTCTCAAACATCGAGACAGAACTTGAAACTTTGAATAAGTCTACTGAACTAAACGATATTCTGAAAGCATCAAAACTCCGTGATGAAATGAAGGATATTCAAACTAGGTTAGAACAAGCTAACCCACTGACAGATTATTATCTGAAGAACGCAGATATCATGCTGAAATATTATGGGTCTGGAGAAAAGGTTCAGCATACGTCTGTTCCTGCCGACCAAAATACGTTTGTCAAGTACTTGTCTCAAACTGTTTCAGAAACGGTAGCTCCTTCCAAGAAGAAGTTGTTTGACGAGTTTGCGACTCGAATGAAACTGAATACTGGCGAACCGGCAGAAGTTAAGAAGGCAGTGACCGAACACTGTGACAAGTGTAATATCGCCCGCGAAGAATCTTCCGACGAAGGTATTTTGATTTGTCCATTATGCGGTTCCGAAGAGTACATGCTCGTAGTTTCCGACCAACCTTCCTTCCGCGATCCACCCAAGGAGCGGAATAATTACGCTTACAAAAAAATCAATCACCAGAACGAAATCCTGAACCAGTTTCAGGCCAAGGAGTCCACAATTATTCCGAACGAAGTCATGAACGAAGTTGTGCTAGAAATCAAGAAGCGACGTATCCAGAATGTGGCGGAACTTACAGAGAAAGATATGCGCGAGATTTTAAAGAAGCTGAATAGATCAAAGTACTATGAACATGCTACTCATATTATTTCTAGACTTAATGGTAACCCTCCCCCTACAATTACTCCTGAAATTGAAGAAAAAATAAGGGCAATGTTCCAAGAAATCCAGGCGCCTTTTTTATTGTACTGTCCCGATGATCGCACGAATTTCTTATCCTATTCATACATTCTCTATAAGTTCTTTGAACTCCTAGAGTTAGATGAGTACAAGGTATATTTTCCACTACTCAAAAGCCGTGATCGTTTAATTGCTCATGATTTCATTTGGCAGAAGATTTGCGATTACTTAAAGTGGGAATTCATACGGTCGGTTTAAAACACTACCACTTCTTCAGCCACTTCAGCTGGTCATTCAGGGGATATAACCTTCTGGTTACAATTGAGTTAGGTCGCGAGAACCCGTAATCTCCATCTGGTCCGTTGTCGCAAAACAGGGGTGCAGTGCATTTCCATCCGTACGTTTCAATGATAGGAATTGATTCAAGAACCATTTTAGCGCCCTCGTTGTAACGACTGTGCTGAAGCTCTACAATTAACTGATCAGCTTTTGCGAACGTAGACGCTCCACCCGCAATCACATCTAATTCTGCGCCCTGAACGTCAATCTTGACGAAATCGGGAAGTGGAAATCCTTTTTGTTTGACGATAGTATCCAGCTTTGCCGTTGTTTTCAGAATGTACCCATCATCGGGAAAGTACTCTGCGCTTTTACTATTCCCAATTTCGCGATAGTATGAGTTTCCGCCAGGCTGGTTATCGTTCTGGTAAAATTTCACTTCTTTGCCGTCCGTATCACTCAGGACGCCAATGTGGTAATCGTATCCCTGGTACATGAACTCAGCAGGCGCAAATGCATCAAACAGAATTATTTTAGCGTCTGGCCAAATTCTCTTGGCTTCTTTTGTCCAGTGAAGAACACACGCTCCAATATCGTAGATAACTTTAGGTTCAAACCCTGCTGATTTGAGAGACTGCAGGTATTTTACGTGGTTCCTTTTCATAGGAATCGCGGAACTTAAAAATTCAAGGTATTCGCGACTCATTTATATTGTGTAAGAATTTAATGAAGAGCGCGCCACACTAGCTTGTGCGTCAGCATCCACACTACGGCAAAAACAACCGCATGGACCAGGGCGACCGTCGTGCGCGAACCGCCGGAAGGCACGGTTAGGAGAACGCCGGGGGTTAGAACAAAGAACAGCGCAGCGACATACAGAGCCATCAACATCTTTATATACTTTTGTCTGCGATAAAATTTAAATGGATACAAGGGTCCCAGCACGATTTATCCCCAAATATGCCTTACCAGCTTCAACTGTAGCAACTCCTGCATCGGAAGGTAAGACTGCGTGGGGTCCAACTTCTATTCGCAAGACGAAGGCTGGACGCAAGGGTCGTAAGGGTCGTAAGGGACGCAAGACTCGTCGTCGTCATCGCAAGTAAATGATAAGGCTTTCACATTATTTTCTTCAACAAGAGCATATCAATGATTGGACGTTGGGGGTATCATCTAATTGTAGATGCTGCCAGATGCGTTCCCGAAACTATTAGATGCCCTCGTAATATTGAACAGTTCACCAACACCCTTGTCAAGCGCATTGATATGGTCGCGTACGGCAAACCCCAAATCGTAATGTTCGGAACAGGCAATAAAAAAGGATACACACTTGTTCAGCTTATTGAAACGTCGAATATTACTGCTCATTTTGTCGAAGAGTCCAACGACATGTACCTAGATGTATTTTCCTGCAAGCAGTTTGATCCATCTATCGTCGAGGCCGTCCTCAACAAGCACTTCTTACCTAAGAACGTGAAGACTCGGTACCTTGAGCGCCAGGCGGAGCACAAGGAGGAACCTAGTTGGTAAATAAAAATGGGCTGGACGTTTCCGTCCTAACCCTTATAGTTTTACGCCATCTTGGCCTTGTCAAGGTCCTTGGCGTGTTTGCGGATGCTCGCCATCTGCTTGTCGAGAATCTTCTTCTGCTCGACCAGTTTCTTGTGCTCTTTCCAGTCCTTGGCCATTTCGGCCATATCAATGTGCTTCTGAACATCGGAACGGTGCATCTCGAACATATCGAAGTGCTCTGACTTCATGTAGTTCTTGGCATATGTGCCACGCACCTGCTCCCAATATACTTTACTCTGCTCAAGGTGAGCAATGAAGTCCGCAGCCGCGGGCTCATTCTCGACCTCCTTCTTCTTGATTGCAATCTGGTGAAGAACCTTGGACGCCTCCTCGCGGAGGTGCAGGCTCATCTCGCCGAGCCCCTTGAGCTCGTCATCGCTTGGCCAGTACGCTACGGGGCCAGTTGGCCACCGGAGTGTCGGGTTAAGCTTGCGCATCATGTCCATCGCTGATAGCTCCATGGTGCGAATAGTACAATAATTCAAAGTAGGATAATCAATTCCGTTTTTAATATGCGTCGGTGTCCTCGGGGCACGTCTGGTGGGGATCTCCTTCAGGAACGCAATCGCCCGTTGGGCACTGGCGGTACCCTCGGGGGCAAGGATGGTTTACTTTAGTATTCGGGTTGCTGAATCCCTCAAACTTAGGAAGGACGTACCGCACAAATAACCAAATGCCCAGACCAATAACTACAAGATAAAGAATGCGATTCTTTGATAACATTTATTCTATACTACGCTAATTTCCAAACGTAGTAAGGTCGGAGTTTGGCACCTTCGTAATAGAATGCCCCTTCGTACTTCAATTCAGGGTACGTTTCTTCAACATGATCTTTCATTAGTTGGATGAAAGGAGCGACCGGGCGATCTTCAATGTACAAAACAATATGTCCTTTTTCCTCAAGGTGTTTTACCGACTTCTTGAAGAGTGGAAACATAAACTCTTCCATGAAATGATCAACCGAGTCCCATCCTACCATCTTGTTGTACTTTTCAACGGTGTAGAATGGCGGACTGGTAAACACCAAATCGTACTTTCCTGAAATACGTACTGACTGAAACTTACCGTCTTTTACACGGTACTTATCTGGATCGGCACCAGTATCTTTGATGATAGCCTTGTATGCAGGTTGCATACTTGAATTAGAATCAACACCCAGGTACTCGCATCCGTAGGATATTGCACAACGTAATCTATCACCCCATCCAGCAGTAGGATCCAGCCACTTTTTAGGCTTGAATATCTTCAGAACCTGCATTCCTACCTCGTAAGGATACAGAGTACACATTTTGACTTCCTTCTCTAACTGCCGAATAGTTAGGTCGGGATTCTCTTTCCACACATCGAGCGGAGCAGGATTATCTCCAAAACGACAAGACAACCTTTGCTTTAAGGAATACTTGTCGGTCAGGTCATTGATTTCCCAGTTTTTTGATTTTGGTATTATTAAACGTTTTCCACGAAACGTCTCCATTATTCTTTAAGGAGAGGATTCCGAAGGTTCAGGAACACGGCCATCAGCAGTGTACGTCGGATGGCCTACTGGAATGCAGTCCCCCTTGTCAATGCCCGTTGGGTCAGTTCCAGGAGCGTATCCGTTCGGGCACACGGCTCCGAAGTTACCAAACTTCTCAATGTATCCCTTGATATTGTGCCAGTAGAAACGCATTACCAGCGTTGTCACAAGGGCAAACAGTGCAGTGTGAACCAGTAAGACCGTACGGCGAGACGCAGTCTTAGAAGGTAGAGTCACAACCACGCCAGGAATAAAGACTACAAACAGCAGGGCTGATAACAGAGAACTAACTAAGTCCATTTATTATATTACATAAATGATTTCTTCACCCAGTTGCGGTCGGCCTTGAATGTACGAGACCGACCCTTGGACGAACGCTTGGTGTACGTAGCAACCGCATTGAGCTTACGGAACGTAGAAAGCGCACCGTACCGCTTGACCGCCTTCTTTAGCGCACCATGACGAGCAGTCTTGCTCTTGGTTGCCGAGTACCCTACCTTAACTAACTTGCCCTCCTTCAGCGAACCAATACCTGGACCATGCTTCTTCTGCCACTTAGTGCGACGAGTACGACGACGACCAGCGACGTGATTTGACGCAAGTGTAGCAAGTCCATCGCCACCGCGCTTCTTCTTGCGTCCGCCGATCGCTAGACGCACAAATGAAGGACTTGACTGACTCGCATTGTAACTAATCTGATCCTGACCACCACCGCCCGACATATCTGCTGAACAACCTGGCATTTATTACTTCTTCGTGAAAAAGCTTGGACAGCACTTCTTGACTTCGGCTAACGCAACACCGACAACCTTCCCGGCCTCAGCCTTTACTAGCTTCACAGTCTCAATGACGTAAGGAAGTGAAAGATCGCACCACATGTCTAGGTCCTGCTTCTTATCATCAGGTAGCGGTGACTCGCGAATAGCCTTCTTTACCTCCTCAACAATAAACTTAGCCTTATCCTCATCAGAACGATCTGCTAGAATTTCAACCTCGGCAATCGTCTTAAGCACGAACTTCAGGAGATCGGACTTGTTAGCAAAATCTACCACACCGGCTGGAACTACAACGGCAACAGGTGCAGGTGCGGGTGCGGGTACAGTAGGCTCTAGAGTTGGAGGAAGCTCTGACATTTGTTACTACTCGGCAAATATTCTCTAAATCTCAAACCTAATTCAAAAATTCTGTAAATACAAAATGCGTTGGAATCTCGCAAATTTGTTTATAGGTCTTGTAGGGGCCATATCGTGCTGGGACTCTAACCCTCCAGCATCACCCATGGGTGTCCTTCCACCATGTTACTTGGCATCTATTTCTTACCCAAGCGCCGGGTCTACTGTGCCATACTCCTACCAGTTCAGCCCTACTACGACTGGATCGTGGCTCGTAGGATTCACGTTCCGCCAGGATCCTGGGTTCTGGACGTTCACAAACCCCAGTTTAACTTCGGCTGTACCTTATTCGGCAACCCAGATCTT